ATTATAGTAAATTTGATGCTCACATATCTACTTATCATCTAATGATTGAGCAGTTATTGTATGAGTATCTTTACCCAAATGATCCGGACCTTCAAGCCATGATGCGTTCTCAATTAGTATCCTTTGGTGCCATCAAAGCTAAAGACGGTACCATAAAATATAAGGTAATAGGAACACGTAAGAGTGGTGATCCCAATACTTCCATCGGTAATTCTTTCTTGAATGCGATGATTCAACTCTACGTGCTCAATAATTTTATGGATGTAACTTCAATGTTATCTGAAAATAAACTGAGATTGGCTGTAATGGGTGATGATACTATTATAGCCATGGATGGATTTTATGTTGATAGAGCTCAATATGAGTATATTATGGGCCTTTGTGGAATGGAAGTTGACGCTTCATACGGTGATGTATCACAGGTGAAATTCTGTTCATCTATGTTCGTACCATGTCGTCGACACCACGATGGTTTAGATACTTATATTATGGCTCCTTTACCAGGCCGTCAATTAATAAAAAGTGGGTGTTCAATACACAAATATAACGGCAAAGCTATACAAGATTGGATTTTAACGAACGCCATGTCAATGCGTTCCGATTTCAGTTGCATGCCTTGGATTTCTTGCTTTTATGATCGGGTGTTCAAATCAGTTGGTGCTAATGCCAATTCGAGGAAACACTTTGTTGAAAAACACTGGCAAACGGAATTCAAGTACGATTGTACAGCTGAAACTCGTGAATGGTTCGCATTACGATATGGTTTTCGTGCTTGTGAAATTGAGTGGTTGGGAGAAGTGTTAGACACCACCAAACCTAATTTAAAAGACCCCCTAGTACAAATGCTCTATGACGTGGATTTGGATGAAAACTTCCCAAATCAATTTGATTACACAGGATTTAACAAACTCGTTAAAAAGGATGTAATCGTTGAATCTGGGCCAGTTGAATCCATCATTGTTAAATCTGGTGACTTAAATTTGAGTTGTACTCAATTTAATGATCCAAGTACTAGTAATAGAATTTATATACCACAAGTAGGTGATATTGCTATCACCACATCAGTATTAAAGCCCCA